ACTTGAACTTCTTTAACATAAGCACCCTCAAACATACCGTCTTTTTCTTTGACTACTCTTGGCGGTACAATAATATTCTTTTCTAACAAATAAGAATACGTCATCGCATCCCACATACGGGTCTGTGCAAATACATCTTCAAAGTTTGATTTTGTGTCGTATGCCAAAGTTACTGCTAATTCTAACAACTTCAACTTATCTTCTAGTTTTAGAATAATCTGTACATCTCGTATGTTATACTCAATAAACTTTTGAAAGTTTAAACGATATAAAGAGTGTAGATTGTCATACTCATCATAAGATAATTTACCTTCACCTAATTCAATTTGAGCAATAGCATCTAAACGATATGATTCTTGTGACTTGCCGCCAGGAGCATACCATTTGTATAACTCTATATAGTCAAGTGAGGCCACACCCAATAACTCATATGCAATTAAATCTCTGCCATTTATTTTAGTTTTACGTTCACCAATAAAATTCCACGGAGATAATTTCTTGGCATCAGGTTCACCAAGAATTTTACGAAAACGATTAATCAAATACGGTATATCAAAGAACTTTGTATTCCAACCAGTAATAATATCTGGACATTTTTTAGTCCAGAGTTCCATGAATTTTCTACACAAAGTATATTCATCTCTACATTTAACATAGATTTCATCACCTTGTGTTTCATAAATGCCGCAACCAAACACATAAGTCTTATCATTTAAATAGGTAATAGCAATAGCAGTAATTGGTTCATTTGCTTCATAAGGGTCAGGAAAACCATTCTCTGAACCGACCTCAATATCGACTATGCCAATCAATACTTTTTCAAAATCATAATCAACCATACCTTTATGTTCATCGGCAATAAAGGCATATTCATAACGAGTTTGACCATAAATCTTAGGTGCATTTGAAACACCATCAAATTGTTTGATATATTCTCTGGCAGTTTTAATATCTTTACAGATTTTCTGGTCAAGATATTCACCCTCAAGATTGGTAAAATTAGTTACTCGTTTGGAAGGCATGAAAAGTGAAGGAGAATACTCAATTCTTTCCTTCACTCTTTTACCATTTTTTACACCTCGATAGAGGATATAATTACTGAAACTTTGGACGTTTGTATACAAATTAACCTACAATCAATTGTTTATTAGGAAGAACAATACCAGAACCAAATAATTGGTTATAGTTATCTAAAAATTCTTGTGCTGGGACATAGGAGTATACTACATTCTTCTTAGAAAAGGCAACGGTTTGATCCTTTTTTTGTTCTGCGTGTAATGGAAATGGTGCAAAACCAACGTTTGGCTGACCATCTTTGCCACGGACAATGGCTACTCCAACAGGATTACAGACAACAATTTCTGTTTCCGACTCAGATTCAATTTCTCCAAGAACTTCTTCTCCTGTATTTAACTTTAAGATTTTGATATCCATGTAACATTTCCTTTAAAATTGATTGGTATAAATAAGTGTGTAGTTGAATTGATAGTATACATGATTTAAAATCAATTGTCAATTGGCCTTTGGTATTCTTTATTATTCCATATAACTTTTAACACAGGATGCCAAAGAATGACCAATATGAATATTTTAAATAAAATTGCTATTATTTTAGCAATTTTGACATTTTCTAGTGCTTCAATTGCACAATCAGATCCAATTGTAACACAATCCACATCTAATTCTACTAGCACCACTACAACAAATGGTGATACTACAACTAGAGTTATTTCTCCACCTCCTTCAGCAATTTCACCAGCTGTAACAATCATTAACTCTGATGTTTGCGTTGTTGGTTATTCCGGTGCTGCTCAAACACAAATATTAGGTATATCTTTTGGTGGAACAACTAAAGATTATAATTGCGAAAGATTGAAACTTTCCCGTGCATTATTTGACATGGGTATGAAAGTAGCTGCCGTATCAGTTATGTGCCAAGATGAGCGAGTATTTACTGCAATGGAAAACGCTGGTACTCCATGTCCTGTAGACGGACAAATTGGTGCTTCCGCTAAAGAAATTTGGGAATCAAATCCAAAACGTAAGCCACAAAAAGTAAAAAGTAAAGAATAAATGAAAAAATTAAAGGCTTTACTGGCTATCTTTTTAGTTATAAGCGTTTCTTTTAGTAATGCACAGACAACTAAAGTAGGTACGGCTACAGTACTTACTGGTGTCTTATCTTCTCCAAATTTGGTTTATTCAACAGTAAACCCTGCAAATTTACCGGCAGGAACAACTGCTCCATATTCATGGTCAGGATTCACAACAACCACATCAACTGGTGGTGGTACATCTGGAGGTAATCAACCTGGTTATAATACAACAACCGGAACATTTATGTTTGGTTATACTCAATCTACCATTGCTTACACTTATGCATTTAGTCAAGCTTTGCAAAATAGTGGAATGAGTATTGTTGGTTATAATTATAGTTTTCAATATTTAAATCAAGGAACAAGTCGTGGTAGTTTAACGGCTTCTCTTAACTTTGCTTCCACAAATGGTCAATCTTTATACTCCAAAAATTGGACTTTAGGACCAACTACTGATTGGACTACATTAAGTGGAACAGAAACTTTTACCAATGGTTTATTAGCTTCCAATATAGCAAATTTCAGTTTAAGTCTTAATGGTAAAGATGATAGATTTTGGGCAGGATACTATGGACCTCAAATTAAAGTCCCAAGTCTTTCTTTAAATTATACATTTGACCAATGCTCTGTTAATCCACTCTCAAGTCCTTCTTGTTCTGGCTATGCTGCAGCTTATCAAACACAACAATGTTCTGCTAATCCATTATATTCAACTGCTTGTCCAGGTTATCAAGCTGCATATACTACACAACAATGTTCTGCTAATCCGTTATACTCTACAAGTTGTCCTGGCTATGCTGCAGCTTATCAAACACAACAATGTACTAATAACCCATTATACTCCACAAGTTGTCCTGGATATCAACAGGCATATCACGACCAACAATGTAGTATAAACCCATTGTATGCTTCTGATTGTACTGGTTATCAACAAGCGTACCATGACCAACAATGTTCAATTAATCCATTATATGCAACAGATTGTGCTGGGTATCAACAGGCTTATACCACACAACAATGTAATATCAATCCATTATATTCTACTACTTGTTCAGGATATCAGCAAGCTTACACACAACAACAATGTAGTATAAACCCGTTATATTCTTCAACTTGTGCCGGATATCAACAAGCATATACTGCTCAACAATGTAATATTAATCCGTTGTATTCTTCATCTTGTACCGGATATCAACAGGCTTACACACAACAACAATGTAGTGTTAATCCATTATACTCTAATACTTGTAGTGGTTATCAACAAGCGTACCATGACCAACAATGTTCAATTAATCCATTATATGCAACAGATTGTGCTGGATATCAGCAAGCATATCTTAACGCTCAATGTATAAAAGACTCATTATACAGTAGACTTTGTTCAGGATATAATACTGCATATGCAATCAAAAATTTAGTACCAAACGTAGATTCGGCTGCGGTTAATCAATCTTTATCAGGTACAGCAGCTGTATCTGCAAGTAATCCTACATCTGTAAATACCAATGGTTCGGTATCAACAACGCCATCAACAACAGGTAGTACAACGGTAGATTCTGTAATATCAACACCAACAACCACATCTACCACATCAGCAACCTCTGTATCACCAGCGGCTACAAACTCTGTAATTACTCCACAAGCACCTGCTGGTTCACCAATGTCACAGGCTATGTCTGGTCCACAAAATAATGCGCCGCAAGGTGGCGGACAACCACAACAACAAGCTAATAATCAACCAGCACCTTCTAATAATCGTAAAGAACAACCACAGTCTAAAGACAAGCAAGAAGAAAAACAAAAAGAAGCGGTTGCGGCCAATAAAGGTGCAAAGAGTATGGATGAACAAAAGGCAGCACAAAATGCTTTGATTGCATCCATGGGTTCTGTTCCAGGTTTTGATGTTTATTCAAAGGTTATCATTAAAGATTCATTGTTCTATAAACCTTATGACATTTATAAAAATCAAAAAACAATAGATAATAAAAGAAACTTATATGGTTTATTTGGACCAAATGATATTAGATACAACGAAATCATTAATTCACAATATAAATTAGGAAATTAAATAAGGAAAATAAAATGGCAGAAGAAATAAAAGACATCAATGCGGCAATTGATAACGCAGAAGCGGCAGTAAAAAAATATGCTAGTAAAGATACAGTTATTAGTATTGGTGGATATGAATTTACTCCAGCAAAACTAATGGTTGCATTTACATTAGTATCATCAATCTTAGGTGGATTATACGGTGCATTTGAAGTATACAAATCATACCAAGATATGCAAAAGAAAATTGCTAATTATGTAACTCCAGATTTATCTGAATTTGATAAGCGTTTAGCTGTTATGGAACAAAATAGTCAAAAAGAATTAGACTATGTTAATAACATCAAAAACGATTTGAAGGCAGATATTCGTAGACAAGGCGACCAAATTGACCAAGTTGAACGTAGTGCTAAACAAGCTCAAAGAGAAACCGACCAATCTGTTCGTGATGTGAGAAACGAAAATAGAACATTGCAAAAAGAAGTTGAAGGTAGACTTTCCGTATTGCAAAAAGAAATAGATAATAAAATTCAAAAAGCAATGGATAATCCTTTATCCTCTAGATAAGTTTAATAGAGCAATGAAAAAATTACTAGTCATTGTTCTATTATTTTTTAGCGTTAATTGCTTTGCCGAAAGAGCATGGACAGATGAAGAAAAAGAATGGGGCGCTGTTACTGGCGCCCTATTGGTAGCTGATTGGTCAACTTCTATAAATCTTACTCGCCGGTATAATGAAGGTTATTACGAAACTAATCCTGTTCTAGGTAGATACCCAACAACACAACAGATGAACCTACATTTTTTGGTAGGCATACCTTTAATATTCATAGCAGCTGATTATTTACCTGAATATAGAAAACAGATACTAATGATTACAAGTTTAATAGAATTCACTGCCGTGGGCAATAATTTAAATGTGGGCCTTCATTTTGATTTTTAAAACAAATAATTAAGCGTAACTATTTTGAACTGGTGTAGATTCTTGAACTAATTGACCATTTTCATCATAAATTTTGATTGTATCACCTTCTGCTGAACTTGCAAAAACGCTAGCATCTTCAAA